CTCTATACAGGTGGGCAGAAGAAAAAGCTGAGTTTAAAGAGATATTAGCTAAAGTTAAGCAAATGCAGTTCGTAGTGGCTATGGATGGCGGTCTAGGTGGTGATATGAATGCCAACCTAGTGAAGCTGTTAATGGGCAAGCATGGGTTAAGCGATAAGGTCGATACAACTAGCTCAGATGGCTCAATGTCACCAGTGACTAAGATAGAGCTGGTGGCTTATGAGGGGGAGTTGAAATGAGTAGGTATATTAAAAAGCCAATAGCTATTGAGGCTATTAAATGGACAGGCGATAACTTTAACTACATGGAAGGGTTTACAGATAACAGGGTATGGGTAAACACCAGTCGGTCTCTTGTGATTGAAACGCTAGAAGGGCTTATGTTTGCTAGTGTAGGTGATATGGTTATAAAAAATAATAAAGGCAAGTGCTATCCTTGTCAGGCTGACAGATTTAAGCTAACTTACTACACTGAACAGGAATACGCAGAGTCTATCGAGTGACTACAGAGCAGATTAAGCTACCACCTAAGTTAGTACCTATATTCCAAGGTGAAGCTAGGATACGAGCAGCATGGGGAGGCAGGGGTAGCGGAAAGACTCGCAGCTTTAGTTTAATGACCGCAGTGGAAGGATATCGCTATGGCAACGCAGGCATCTCAGGTCAGATACTATGTGGGCGTGAACATCTAAACTCATTGGAAGAGTCATCGTTAGAAGAGGTTAAGGCCGCTATACGTTCAGTAAGCTGGCTGGAAGACTACTATGAAATTGGTGAGCGATACATTAGGTCAAAGGATGGACGCATCAAGTATGTGTTTGCTGGTCTACGACACAACCTAGACTCAATTAAATCTAAGGCCAAGCTTTTACTAGCTTGGATAGACGAAGCTGAGGGAGTGTCAGAGGAAGCATGGCGCAAGCTAATGCCTACGGTGCGTGAAGAAGGATCTGAGGTATGGGTAACATGGAATCCAGAATCTAAGGATAGCGCCACGCATAAACGACTACGCCTAGAGGCTCCAGATAACAGTAAGGTCGCCAAGGTTAATTGGTCAGATAATCCTTGGTTTCCAAAAGTTCTAGAGCAGGAACGTCAAGAAGACCTAAAGCGTAGGCCCGATAGTTATGGTCATGTTTGGGAAGGTGACTTCTTAGAGTATCCTGAAGGTGCGTTCTGGCTTCGCGAAATAAATAAGGCTTACACAGAAGGTCGCATTGGTAGAATGCCTGTAGTTGATACTCACCCATCTTTAACGTTCTGGGATATTGGCGCTAGTGACGGAACAGCAATTTGGGTGGTGCAGCAAGTTGGGCTAGAGTACCGTCTAATCAATTTCTATGAATCATGGGGCGAACCATACAGCCACGCTGTTAAATGGCTCCAGACACTTGATTTGGTGTTTGACGCGCATTACTTGCCACATGACGCAGACCATAAACGCCAAGGGCAGATCAGCAACAAGTCACCCAAACAGATGCTCAGAGAACTTATGCCATCATCTAGCTGGCGGGTAGTTCCACGTATAGCTGAATTGTTATGGGGCATACAGCAGACATCAGACCTGTTTCCGTATCTGTACATTGATGATGTTAGTTGTGCGGCAGGCTTGGATCATCTAAAGTCATACAGGCGTAAATGGTCAAACAGTGAAAGCAGATGGTCGCATATACCAGATAAGTCTGAGGGCCACTCAGAGGCTGCTGACGCACTTAGACAGTTAGCACAGGTGTTTGCATCAGGTGATTTAGGTAGACGCAACAAGAAGACTACAGGCCCGCTTAAACGGGGTATTAAAGGTCTAGCTTAATCATGGTATAATTAGAATATAAACATAGAGGATTTAGCCATGAAAGCAAAGAAAGTTAAAAAGCCAGTAAAGAAGCCTAAGAAGAAAGGCGGGTATTTTCTCTAATGGCTGGTTTAATTAAAGGTTTTGGTCTACTTGCTGACGCTGGTGGATACATATCTAGTAAAGCAAAAGACTTAATAGATGAAATTTCAGAATTTGCTGACGTTGACTCTAATGGCATGGTGTCTGTATTCCATAGAACTAGCAAAGAGAATGCTGACAAGATTCGTGAGTCAGGCATATTCACACCCAAAGAAGATGGAATATTCTTCTCTACAAAGCGTGGTGGAGCTAATAGTGATGGCTACGGTGATGAAGTAATAGAACTAAAGATACCAGCAGATAAGCTAGAGCTAGATGATATTTTTGATGGTGAGGCTCATTTACGTCTTCCAGCCAAAGCTAATAAACCAAATGATGTAAGCGAGTTTATACCTAATAAGCCATTGCCAGAGCCTAGCGGCCTGCTAGATATGTCTACGCCTGCAAGAACTAAAAGAGGTAGCGATCAAGGCTTTAATATGGAGTCTCCGCTATATCACGCAAGCAAGCAGGATATAGATAAGTTTGTAGCTGGTTATGATGATGGATTAATCTTCTTAACCCCTAACCCAGAGTTTGCTAATAACTGGCTAGGTAAAGGTAAGTTCAAAGGCCGTAAAGGTGAAGAAGAAAGTGTTAGGCAGTATGATAAAGCCCAAAGCGAAATGAGAAGAGGCTTCTTTGACTTTGAAGAGTTGGATAAACTACCATCAGGCCCAGAATTTAATGCTCTTTATGATAGCTACCAAGCTAATTATAAGGCAGCTAAAGGCATAGATGGCTCTGATTTACATAGTGCAATCTACCCTGTAGTGACTAAGGCAAAGAAGACATTTATCCCGCATGAAGACTATAATATTATTGAGGAGTTGCTAGGTAAGGAATATATGGATGCTGGATTTAGCCCAGCAGACGGATTACCCACAACTAGGGATGCTTATAAGTCTGGCAATTACTTAATGTATGAAAAGCCAGAAGTGGTTGAGTTTTTAAAGAGTAAGGGTTACGACTCCATGATGCTTAAAGAAAGCACTGGAACAGATGGGTATAGCACAATGGCTGTATTTGACCCTAAAGATATACGCTCTAAAAATGCACAGTTTGACCCATCAAAAGCAGACTCAGGTTCTTTATCAGCATCCAATCCAATCGCCACAACAGCCGCAGGAGTAGGCGGTTTATTAGCTATGTCTGCTAGTGATGATAGTGAGGCTGGTGTAGTTGGTAAGTTAACTAATAGTTTATTCGGTATGCTTGACGCTGGTAAGAAGTCAGGCGAGGTTGTTACATACCCTGACGAATGGATTGAGCAAGTGCCTTATGAGCTACGCAAAGAAGTAGCCAATCACAATGAAGGTATCTTAGGCACTAGCTATAGGGAGGGCATGGAAGCATCGCCTACTTTTTATCGTGGCGGTGGTACAGGCAGAAGCGAGTTAAAGCCTGATACATGGATGAGTACAGACCCACACCAAGCAAGTACATACGCAGGGAAGTATGGCGGTGGTAATGTAATGCCATTAAAAGTGTCTAAAGATAATGTGCCAGAAGTATACTCCAATAGTCCTGAATGGAACCGCATCGGTCTATATGATTCAGACATTAAAATACCAGCGAATGAGTACCCAGAAGGTCTGGGCTACACTGTATTTGGTAAAGAGCCAGATGCTTGGGAAACGACAGACACTAATATATTAGCTGATTGGGCAAAGAAGAATGGTTTTGGTGGTATCGGCATTAAAGGGCTAAAGGACGTTGGGCCGTACCAAAGAGGCGCAGACCTTACTAGCTTAGTTAGAGCGGAAAGCTTGTCTTTGGGCGACCCATCTAAAGCTAGATCAGTAAACGCAGTATTCGACCCAGCTAAAGCTTCATCATCTAACCTACTAGCCTCTAAGCCAGCAGCGACAATAGGCGCAGGTATATTAGGCGCAATAGGTGCTTCTCAGTCAGGCAAAACATACGCAGACTATTCACCATCTAACTTGGCTAGGTTGCAGAATGATGATGTGGGCGGTTATCAAGCTCCATTTAGTGGGCTTTTAGCTAGGGCTGCTATGGGTGCTAATAGTTTAAATGATCGTGGTGTTGATGATCCTTTGATGCAATTTGTGGCCCCAAGATTGCCAAGTGAATTAATGGGCAAAATAGCTTATAATGATAAGCGTGGAGCTTCAGACTACCTAAAAGCTGCTGCTGGATTACTAGGACTTTATTAATGGCTATTTCAACATATACAGAGTTAAAGGCATCCATTGCCAACTTCTTGAACCGTGACGATCTTACGGCTACGATACCAGACTTTATCTCTTTGGCTGAGTCTAGTATCAACAACGAGATACGGCACTGGCGCATGGAGACACGCGCAGAGACAACGCTTGATAGTCAATTTACTGGTATCCCTAGTGATTGGTTATCGACCATACGCTTCCATTTGGTGTCTGATGGCACTAGCAGTCTTGACTTTATGTCGCTGGCTACAATTCAATCAGCTAGGTCAGCTAGGAATGACTCTACGGGTACGCCAACAAATTACAGCCTTAACTCTTCACAGTTTGAATTAATGCCAACTCCAGATGGTTCGTATAGTGCGATACTAATGTACTACGCAAAGATACCAACGTTAAGTGACTCTAATGAAACTAATTGGCTGTTAACCCATCACCCAGACATCTACCTGTATGGCGCACTGTTACACTCTGCTCCGTACTTAAAAGAAGATGAACGCGCTCAGACTTGGGCCGCTTTGTATACTGCTGCTGTAGTGCGTGTTAATAACGCAAGTAGCAAATCAACAACTAGTGGCTCTGGCCTTAGATTAAAAATAGGAAGTTATTAACATGGCATTTACTACATACTTACGAAACAAAGTGCTTGATGATGTTTTAGGCACAGCCGCATTTACTGCACCTACCACGGTTTATATTGGACTATATACGTCTGCTACTGGCGCTGCTGGTGGGGGTACTGAGGTATCAGGTAATGGTTATACTCGCAAGGCGATGGCATTTGATGCTGCTAGTGCTGGCGCAAGTGATAATACATCGGCGGTAGAGTTTGATACAGCGACAGGTAGTTGGGGAACGATTACCCATACAGCGGTATTAGACGCTTCTACTAGCGGGAATATGCTAATGGAAAATGCCCTTACTGCAAGCAAGGTTATTGCAAGCGGTGATGTATTTCGTTTCCAAGCTGGTGAGTTTGACGTTACTCTTACCTAATGGCTAACGGTTACGGTGCAGCTAATTACGGTGTAAACATCTATGGGCAAGCTGCCTATGTAGATGCGATTGCTACTATAAATGCTGCCTCTGCCGTCATCGCTAATGGTGAGCGTGTAGGCCAAGGCATTGCGGCAATTGCTGCGGTATCTGCGGTTACGGCTAACGGTCAGGCTCTTATCAATGCTAGTGCGGCAATTAATGCTGCAAGCACTGTAGTAGCTGCTGGTCAGTTAGTACGGACTGCCTCTGCTCAGATCAATGCGGTATCTACAACGACAGCAACAGGCGCTTATGTGGTGTCTGCAAGAGTATTAATTGCCATTACATCAAGTGCTACAGCTAACGGTACTGCTAAGATGGGCGGTTTTGCTACGATCAGTGCAGTATCAGGCATGTCAGCCACAGGGCGTTACAAGTACGACCCATTGCCAGTAGATCCTGCTTCATGGGATGATTTATCAGTAGACTCTGCGGTATGGGCAGTAAAGCCAGTTGATAGCGCGACTTGGACTAATTTATAGTATAATGCAAACAGATTAACAATAGGATTATTGCAATGGCAGATACAACTACAACTAACTATGGCTTAACAAAGCCAGAAGTAGGAGCCTCAGAAGATACTTGGGGAACTAAAGTCAATACCGATATGGACTTGATCGACACACAGATGAAGTCTAGTGCTGATTTAGCTGCCGCTGCCTTGCCTAAAGCTGGTGGCACGATGACAGGCGTTATTGCAGGCTTTGAGTCTACAGGTATTGACGATAACGCTACAAGCACAGCGATTACGATTGATGCTAGTGAGAATGTGGGTATTGGCACTAGCTCAGTAGACAGCTTACTCCACCTACAGAAGAGTGATGCAACAGCTTACTCAGCAACCGCTACAGATGGTCAAGTAGGCGTAGGCCCGACCTTATACCTTGAAAACCCTGCTAACTCTAATGCTACGGTAGGTGGACAGATTGTATTTGGTATGCGATCTACAGAATCACAGGCCCGTATAGGAGCTACAGGTGGCGCTAATCCAGAGTTAACATTTGGTACTAACGACTCTGAACGCATGAGAATAGACTCATCTGGCAACGTAGGTATTGGTATGACTCCTGCCAAGCTACTTGATCTACAGGCAACGGATAATCTAGCCATACGGTACTACAATGGTGTCGCTTTTAAAGGTGGTATTGAAGTAGCAACCACCGCAGGCGATATGATTGCAGGGTCAGCCGTAGATGATTTAAATATACGCTCACAAAGTAATATGCTGTTTGCTACTGGTGGTGCCACAGAACGCATGAGAATAGACCAATCTGGCAACGTAGGTATTGGTCAAGCACCTGAAACATCCAATAAGTCTGGAGACATTCACGGAGTATGGGGAACGATAGGTGGCTGGGCAAATAACTTATTCTTTAATAATAACGCTTATTATAATAGTGGGGATAAGTATAAAAACACGGCAGCAGCAAGTGCGTATGTGAGTACTGTAGGTAAGCATGTCTTTAAAGTAGCCCCATCAGGCACAGCAGACTCAGCAATAAGCTGGACTACTGCTATGACTATTGATAACTCTGGCACAGCCAGTTTTCATGGTGTATCAGGTCGCGCTACTGGATCAACAGGACATTTATCTATAAGCGAGCAATCCAATAATCGCTCATATATTGAGACAGCAACTACAACAACCTCTTCGATGGAAATGATAGCTTTCCTTAATCCTAATGGTAAAGTAGGCAGAATTTCAGTAAGCGGATCTTCAACATCATACAACACATCCTCAGACTACCGCCTAAAGACTGACGTACAGCCAATGACAGGCGCTACAGCAACCTTTAAACAGCTAAAGCCAGTTAACTTTGAGTGGATTGCAGATGGTACTCGTGTCGATGGTTTCTTAGCACATGAGATAGGTGAAGTTATCCCAGCAGCGGCTACAGGCACTAAAGACGCTATGGTTGATGAAGAGTATGAAGTTAGCCCAGCAACGGGTGATGTATTCACAGCAGGCAGCGAGGCAGGATTTAACGAAGTCTCGCCAGCTATCCAAGCAAGCCCAGCGTATTACGATATTGACGGCGTACAGATCAAAGCAGAAGTTGTTGCAGTTGCAGCAGTACACGAAGCCTTTGATGCGGTAGCAGAGATAATCCATAGCTCAGATGTAGAGAATCCAACCGATCTAGAAGAGGGTCAGCAATGGCGTGAGACTACAGCACAGGTTATGGGTACACGCTCAGTTCCAGATATGCAGGGTATAGACCAAGCTAAGGTTGTTCCGCTAATGACGGCTACTATTCAGGAATTAATTACTCGTATTGAGGCGTTGGAATCTTAATCTGTGGGAGTTAGCCCACTGG